CACGATACCAGATTTGTTTAGTGGAATATTCTCTCTATAGTACTATATGGAAGGAGTTAGTGTTGCAACTTTAATTGCGAGTCTTGGTAGTTTTATTGCTGTGTTGTTTGATAAGATGAAAAACAGTCGCTGCACAACCATCAGCTGTTGTGGTTGTATTGAATGCGATCGGTCAGTGCTTGATGAGGCTGCGTGTGAGAAGGTTTCAGAGGAAAAACCAAAAAAGAGAACATGTAGAAGCTAATTAATCTTCGGGCTTGTCTTCGTTAATTACAATTTTATTAAACATCTGGTAGTATCTATCGGCGGTAGGTTTGTTATTTTTGATTAGAAGGAAGCTGTACTTTTTAGACCACGCAATTCGGAGCACCTCGTTTTGCTGTTCTTTTGTCAAATCTGACATTAATTCATCTTTTATTGCATCCAACTCACGCTTATTCTCAGTTCTAAAGACGTAAATAGATGAGGCATTCACACGATAAGTTAAGGGGAGCTCGTTGTAGCGTTGGCTCAATATCCACACGGAGCATCCTGCGCAACCTTCACCTTCGGGGTTCGTGAATAAGTGCCGTCGGTTTAAGATACATTTGCTCATAAATTCTGATTTCTTGATGTCCTTTATCACATCGTCCAAAATAAGAAGGCAATTATTGTTTTCTTCATCGGCTGATTCGGTCTCTACAATGGACTGCATCAACTCATCGCTATATTTATTATATATTCTTTCTTCATTCAGGTTCAGTTTGTTTAGCGGGAGGCTTTGGAGGGAAGAACTAATTAAATAAATATGATCGAAATAGCGATAGTAAAAACGAGGAATGTCAGGGTTCTTTTTAGTTGGTCTTGCACAAAGCATTGCTAAAAATAAACTTGTCTTTCCAGAACCAGCAGCACCGACTATATATGAAAAACCATTGATTGCTTCTAATGGTTTAGCTACCTTATATGCACAATTAGCGGTATTATCCACATTTTGAGAGATTAGTGGAATTTTATCAAGTTTTTCATTTTCAATTACTTTCATTTTTATATAAGTTATAGATTTTAATTTTGAAATTTTTAATCTCTTTAGAGTTCATAAAGATGCAGTCCGTAGAAAACTCCCTTCCACTCTCTATGCGATATTCGGTCACAGGCAGCGATGCAATCCCTTCCCGAACTCGTTTGTCACGATTTGACGCAACTTCTAGCTCGTACGCCAGTAACAGTAACAACCGCATTCTCATTCCCGTGCAGGCCGATGGTTTCCTTGATGCGACGAAATCTTATTTGTTTCTCAAGGTGAAATCCGATCATACATCGGCTGGGAATCACGCAGTTAAACTCGATGGTAACGTAGCTGCTATAATTGATAAAATTGAGATTTCCGTCGCTGGATCTTCAGGCAAAGTCGAGACTTTAGACCGATATAATCTGTTCCATCTTTACGACCAAGTGTGGAACTCTGACCCTGCTGACCTTGCATATCAACAGGCAGTAAATGGTGGTTCTGCTCCAGCCCTTGAGTGGGTCGCTCAGGGAGCTACACTGCAGAAGGCTGGGGGTCATGGTGGGGTTTCCGATTTTAAAGTTCTTGCGCTTAAGCTTAAATCTGGCTTCCTCAACTCATATTTTGGAAAAGCGATGCCTCAAGGGCTGCCCCAATTCACTATTGAAATCACTTTAGCTTCTGGTGTTGAGGCTATGATAGCCCAAAACGCCGATGTAGCAAACAGTCATTTTACAGTTTCAGAATGTCGCTTCTACGCTCCTGTGTATCAAATTCTTGACGAGCAGGTAATGGCTGCTTACACTCGCCAGATCACTTCCCAGCCTACAATGTGGGTAGCCCAGTCATTCTCAACAATTATTAATACTGTCAGCACTCAAACAGGAAAACAGACCCATCAATTGAATGCTTCATTCAGGTCGCTAAATGGAATGATCTCTCTTATGAGACCATCAGGCAACACACAAGACAAGGAAAAGAATATTCTTACGGCATTTAACATTACATCACTTCAGAGTTATATGTATCGTATCGGTGGTGTTCAGTACCCACAAGATGCTGTGGATATTAACTCGGTTGAAGCTACGGGTGATGGTCTAAATATTTCTAGGGCTTACATGGAGGCTGCTAAAACTCTTGCTCCTCACGGGCATACACATGCAAAGAGTACAGCAGTTTCGCAAACTAGGTTTATCGCTGCTGATGCCGCTGGTGATAATGTTGGCGCAGGTTCTGCCTGTATTAACCTCACGAGGTTCAGTGACGATCGTCTCGTAAATCTTGGGCTCAACACCTCTGGGAACTCTATGCCTAGCATTTTGGAGCTTGATTTTGCGGCACAACCAGCAGCCCAGGATTTAAGCACGTTCTGCTTATATGATGTAGTGTACGCATTAAATCCCAATGGAATGGTGGAAAGGTCGTTCTAAATTTACAATCATAAATTGATTTAAAGAATACCCTTTAATGGTTAAAAAATTGATTTAAATAAATGTCAATAGATTATGTTATAGAATGACCGCAATTGGACATATTTATAAAATAATCTGCAATGTGGATGAGAAATTCTGCTATATCGGCTCAACATTTGATAGACTTGATAAGCGAATGAAGGGGCATCGCAATGGTTACCACCAATGGTTAAATGGGGATCCGAGAGCGTGTGCTTGTTATGAATATTTTCAGAAATACGGAATAGACAATTTTAAGATGATTCTTATTAAATCGTATGAAGTTGTTCGAACGCACAATAAAGATAGGAAACATTTAGAATCATACGAGACATTATGGATTAATAAAACAAAGTGCTGTAATAAACAAGTAGCTTTCAATCCATTGAAAAAGGAACAAAAAAAACAACACTGCCAAGACAATAAAGAATACCACAAATCATATAGCAAAAAGTGGTGTCGCGACAATCAAGAATTACTAGCGGTAAAAAAAAAGCAATACAGGCAAACGAACAAAGAGAAAATAAATATGTGGCAAAAGCAATATTATGAAGCAAACAGAGAAGCAATAAAAACTAGAGAGCGAGAGAATTATGCGAAAAACAGGGAAAAGGTATTAGCAAGAAGGAGAGAATTAGCAGCACAAAAATAAGCCGATATGGTAAATCAACAAAATTAATTTCTTTCACTATAATAAATGAAATTAGTAGATATTGAAGACGAACCCGAAGAGATTGAAAATAAAATTGTGAAGTCCGATCCAATTGATATTCCCACACCAACTGAGATGCCATTCACGATTCAAGATCGCGATATGGCGGACGTTATTGACACTTCAAGAAATTATCGCGAAGAGATGCTAGAGAGATATTTAAATGTAGAGGAGATTGATAGAACTGGTATCGATGATTGGGTTCATGAAAAAGATAAAGTATGTTTAGTAAAATTTATAAGCGATATGGTGAAGAAGGAACACCCGTATTTCCCTTCAAGCATGGAAAGCCTTCTTGTCCGTAAGATGTATTATGATACTATCGAGAAAATGAATAAAGATGACTACCTGGCCGAGAAAGAAGAGGAAGCCAAACTTTCTTCTGTTGATAAGGTTTTAAAACTTATCTCGGAGGAGGACAATCTGGAGTATGCTATTAGAGATTAACGTTTGAAAAAATTATATTTGTTTTTACTATAGAATGTCGAATGTAAAAATCCTCAGGCTTAACAACTGTAGTCAAAGCCCAAAAATCACATTGGATACAGATAAGTCAGGCTTTCGTTATATACTATCCCAAGATCTAATTAATAACGGACGCTGTTTGATTGAGGTGGTGAGTGGCTGGTCACAAATTACGCAGCAGACTCTAACAAACGGTGAGATTTCATCAACACAAAGAATAGTTCCAAATAATATTGCACAAATTGTTATTAGGTCTAATATTGTACAGGAAGGAGAAGATACTCTTACTGGAGGAGCTGGTCAAATTTTAGGAACTATGGGGCTAAACAATCGTGTTCCTGGAGTCGTAGGCGTACATCCAGGCACTAATGGTTCCAATTCAGCTGCATTTAATCAGAACGAGGCTCTTACATTTGTTACGGAGCAACTCCCTTCGCAAATACACTTGGAAAGACTATACTGGTCAGACGACCCTTCAACTCCTGCAAGTATTCCAACGCTACGACCCGCAAATAATATTAGTCTGTTAAACCCCCCATGCATCCCTTTTGAGGTGGTTTTAAAATTAACATTTCTTGATATGAATTAATGAATTGAATTCTATATTTTTTATAATAATCGCTGTGGTTATTATAAAATGATTTATTTAGAGATTTCCGACAGTGCTGGGCGAAAACACATTGACCTTATGGGGACTTACTCGATCTCGGAAGTTATAGATTTGATTAGCGAAGCTGTGGGGGATGAGGATACAGAAAGCTCGGAAACGGAAACGGATGAGGATGGCGAAGATAGCAGTGAAGATAGTGAAAAGGAACGGCAGCAAATGATATGTGAGGCTCGGGTACTACATAATATAGCTTTGAAGCGATATGGCGACTAGAGTGATGTAAGGGAGGTTTGTGAGAGAGTCTGTGGTATGTAATGGCGTGGGGTGGGAGGACAAAAGGACGGAGAGGGACAGGGACATTGATAATCACAAGCCTCTATAGAAAAACAAGTATCATTAGAAGATACTACTTTTTACTCAACTAGAATTTCTAAATTTTTTGTCCCTTTTGTCCCTTATAGTAAGGTACTATTAAGTAACTCCACACCCTCCTTACCATTACAATAAGGAAAACACGAGGGACAAAATAAATCATATTTGGGACAAAAGGACATTTAGGGACAAAATCAATCGAAGCTATCATCGCTGTCTGCTCCCCCATTTTTGAGCGACACATATCTAAGTCCCCGAACAGAACCTGATTTAAACTCTTCCCCACCAAGTTGCTTTACAATCCGCTTCATGTGTGCGAGACTATCAAACGAATCTTTGTTTTCCGAGTAGATTTGTTTGAGTTCATTATTTGAAACAACATCATTATAATGTCCAAATTGGAACAGCCTTTGCGCCTCCGATACAGGGTCTTGATTAGATTCATCCTCGTGACGCAATTCATCTGGAAAGAATGTATCTGTTCGATGATAATAATCAAATAATACAGAGCAAAATGCG